AAATTTTTCGGGGCCACTTCCGGGGCTTATATGCTCTGGGATGAATCCGCAGACGATTTAAAGCTAGTTGGTGCTGCTGGACTTACAGTTGCGGGAAACATTGATATAGATGGCACAGCTAACCTAGACGTAGTAGATATTGATGGTGCAACTCAAGCAGATGGAACTATTACAGTTGGTGCAGATGATACGGGTTACGATGTTAAATTCTTTGGTGCTACATCTGGGGCTTATATGCTCTGGGATGAGAGTGCTGATGACTTAAAATTAGTAGGAGCAGCAGGATTAACTGTTGCTGGTGATGTAGATATTGACGGAACAACTAATTTAGACGCTGTAGATATTGACGGCAATGTGCAAATAGATGGGACAGTTACGGTCGGTGTAGATGACACGGGCAAAGACGTAAAATTTTTCGGTGCAACTTCCGGCAAGTATCTGCTTTGGGACGAGAGTGATGATTCGTTGAATGTACCAGACAGCACCAAAATTCAATTGGGTACTGGGGCCGATATGGATTTGTATCACGATGGCACAGACTCCTATATCGACAGCTCAAGCGATTTAAGAATCCGCACGGGTGGTTCTGACCGAATTTTCATGCAATCGACAGGAAACGTTTACAACAATTTGACTTCGGAACCTGTAAACGCTTTCTGGTGCGTGAAGTCGCACAACGGAAAGTACTCGATGGCGACTGGCGGTGGAGGAGTCGATACTACTTTGCCAATGGCATTCTGCAAAGGGGATGATACAGTCGTTGGGTCCATAACGACATCAGGGACGACAACCGCCTTTAATACTTCATCGGATTACCGACTGAAAGAAAATGTTGTTGATCTTGAAAATGCCACTACTCGCTTAAAAAATCTCAAGCCTTACCGCTTTAATTTTATTGGCGAATCTCCCACGTTGGACGGGTTTCAGGCCCATGAGGTTGCTGGGGTTGTTCCCGAAGCCGTTCATGGCGATAAGGATGGTGTAGATGCAAGCGGTAATGTCATTGTTCAGGCAATGGATCACAGCAAGCTAGTTCCATTACTTGTAGCAACTGTCCAAGAACTGGAAGCTAGGATAGCGGCACTTGAAAGTTAATTTTGGAGATATTGGATGATTGATCAACCGGCAGAAGAGAATGTTGTTTTTCTTGGAGATGAGAAAATTAGGGTGGAAGACCTTTCTGAGGAACAGAAATATTTCCATTCCCAGATTCTTGATTTGAGGAATAAGCGGGGTAGGCTTACTTTTGAGATAGATCAGGTCAGTGCTGCTTTGAAGATTTTTGAGAACTCTTTTCTCTCCGCTTCCAAGAAAAAAGCGGAAGAGGTTTTGGAGGATTGATTTTCCATGCCTGAAGTTAACATCAATATCTGGTCTTTACCTGCTGCCTTCATGCTGGAGACTAACCTTCCGCCCGATATGGTGGATGGCATAAATGATTATCTTGACAGGTTACTGGAGAGCGATGACCGCCATTCCCACGCAGGGACGCTTGTGGGTCAGATTGACCGTGGACAACAGTTGACAATGGACTACACGGCTCCTGAACTGGAGGAGTTTTGCAGTCTGATCAGCGGGATGGGTATTGAATATGTGAAGCATTTTGCGGAACAGACTGGAAATATGTTTTCAGGAACCCGTAAGGTGGAGGTGGACGAACTCTGGTCAGTCCATAGTTTTGAGGGGGATTACAATCCGATTCACGACCACGGCACTAAAACAATCATGGGTATTTCTGTGACTGGCTGGACAAAGGTTCCGCAGCAGATATTAGATCAGCCCACTGCTGGTACACCGAATTACAGCCTCTATAATTCCAGCGGCGATTGTGACGGGTATCTGTGCTTCCAGTACGGGAGAAATTCACTCATGGATGTGGAACGGCTACGGCCACCGCAATGCACATCTTTACAGCCAGAGGTCGGGAAGCTATATATGTTCCCGTCATGGTTGCAGCATCTGGTCTACCCGTTTAAGGGTGCGGGTGAGCGCAGGACTGTGGCTGCTAATTTGAATGTCTGGAACCTGACAGACACGGATACGGGCCAGACGAATCAGGTCAACTAGGGGGAAATGGATATGGGTATGGTTTTGAATATTATTTCTGTTGTTACTTTGATTGTCACTATCGCAAGTATTGTAGCTGCTATTACACCGACTCCAAAAGATGATATATGGATCGGTAAGCTGTATAAGTTTGTAGATATCCTTGCAATTAATATTGGAAGAGCCAAGGAGAGTGGGAGATAAGTGAATAAATCTCAAAGACGGGAATTAGCAGGTAAACGCGCAATGGAAGTTGCTTTGCAGTCTCTGGAAAAAATAGAAAAACATGAAAAAGAATGCGGAGAGCGTTGGTCTGAAGCTGTGTCTGAAATCAAGCATCTTAGATCAATGAGTGAACAATTAATGGTAACCAGTAATGCTCATTCTGCCAGATGGGAAAAGCTTGCTTGGCTTGTTGTTGGTACTGTTTTTGCTACTGCTATAGCCCATTTATTTGGTATTTATTTCTAAAGTGCCAGTTAATTCCAGAAACAAAGGTGCATCGTTTGAGAGGTCGATAGCCACTCTTTTAGTTGGACATTTACTTCTTGAAAAGCCAGTAAAAAGAATACTTGAGCAGACAAGGACAAAGCAATTACCAGACTTGAGGTTTGGTAGATGGAATATCGAGTGCAAGCGATATGCAAAGGGCGCTGAATTAAAAGATGCTTGGTGGGATCAGGTAATGAATTCCTGCAAGAATGGGGACATACCTGCTTTAATTTATAAGTTTGATTATAGACCTGTGAAGGTCAGGGTTCTTGCGAAAAGTCTTAACCCTGTTTTATCCGATGAACGTATAACCGTAGATTTATCATTCGGTGATTTTATATATTTGTTGGAAACACTATATCAAGAAGACATTAGATTACACGAAGAAAAAACCGATGTATGAATACAAATGTGAAGTTAACAGAGTGGTAGATGGGGATACGATAGATGCCACCCTCGATTTAGGATTTAATATCTTGCATAAATGCAGGGTACGCCTTTATGGCATCGATACCCCAGAATCAAGAACAAGGGATAAAGATGAAAAGGTCAGAGGAAATTTGGCTAAGGATTTTTTGAAGAATGAGATAGAGAATGGAAAAAATGTTGTCTTGAGGACCAAACTGAAAGATTCTAGAGGAAAATTTGGTAGGGTTCTTGCCTCTGTAATCGTAGACAAAATAAATATAAACCAGTTAATGATTAATAATTACCTTGCTGTGGAATATTCAGGACAAAGCAAGAAAGATGTTGAAAATCAACATATGGAAAATCGGAAGAAATTGATTGAGATTGGTTCCTTTTCTCCAATTGGAAGCGCATAAAATGTTTGATAAATTAATTGGACCGATTACTGGAATCGTTGACAAAATGGTTCCTGATAAGGATTTGCGGGAAAAACTTAACCATGAGTTGAGTATGTCGATCCATAACGCGAATCTTGCCCAAATTGATGTGAACAAGACTGAAGCAGCCCACAAAAGTATTTTTGTCGCTGGCTGGAGGCCCTTCGTTGGCTGGGTCACTGGAGTGGCATTAAGTTACCACTTCATATTAGCTCCATTAGTGCAGTTCGGTTTTGCGTTAGCTGGCATTGAACAGGAATTGCCAGAATTTGATTTTAGTCAACTTTCTACCATTTTGATGGGAATGCTCGGCTTGGGCGGACTCAGGACGTTTGAGAAAATGAAAAGCGTCTCAAGAGAGAATTAATATCTTTTATCTGTCTGGAATCTCCTATGAGGAATATTCTATTTATAGTACTGATCGGTATTGGTTGTTTGATAACTTTTTTTTTACCAAATGCTGCAGCCCAACAAAGTGGTACTTGCACTGCTGGCACTGAATTTTGTGAAGCAAATTCTTTGGCGACAACTACTACCAGTACCGCAACATCTACAGCTACCAATACAAATTCAAATACCAATGTAAATACGAACACAAATTCAAATACCAATGTAAATACGAATACGAGTACTGCGACAAATGTAAATACAAATAATAATGTTTCTTCTGGAGGTACTAGTAATACAAATTCAAATACCAATGTAAATACGAATACGACAACCTCAACTGCCAGTTCTACAAATACCAATACAAATAACAATAATAATGACAATACGACTGTTTACACTGGAACATCAACTAATACCAATAATAATAATAATGTGAATGTGAATACTAATACTTCAAGCAATACGAATTCCAACACAAATGTAAATACTAATAACTCAGTAGCAACCAGCACCAATAGCAATACGAATATAAATAACAATACCAGTAACAATACTAATGTAAATAATTCAACGGTAAGCTCAACCTCAGAATCAACAAATACAAACAATAATAATTCAAATATTAACCAGAGTGTAAATAGTAATAATGTAAATACTACAAATAGTACAAGCAGCAGTTCAGCGGTTTCTAGCAATACCAACACCAATGTAAATTCTAGTACTTCAGAAAGTAACTCTTCTTCTGAAGTTACCACAAATAATACGAATGTATCTAATAATACCAATAGAAATGAAAATATTAACCGTAATGAGACTGTTCAGAGGATTGAGCAGGAAATAACCAGTCCACCACCAAGTGCGATTGCTCCCAGTATAGGTAGTTCTTATTCTCAGGACTTGTGTACAACTGGAGTCAGCGGTGCAGTACAGACTCAGATTTTAGGGTTTTCTGGAGGCAGAAGTATTCGGGACGAGAATTGTGAACGAATCAAGTTATCTAAAACAATCTACGATATGGGAATGAAGGTCGCGGCAGTCAGCCTGATGTGTCAGGACTCGCGTGTTTTTGAGGCAATGGAGATGGCTGGAACCCCTTGTCCCTATAACGGGTTGATAGGCTCAGACGCACAGGATAGCTGGGACCGTAACCCTCAGGACAAGCCTGAAGGGGTAACGGAAGTTGAGTATCGGTTCAGGAAATCTGAACAGGGCCGTGAGTTTGATTATCGGGTCTATAGCAAGGAAGAATTCTGCAATGAATCGCCTGAAGAAGATATTTGCAATATGTAGTTTTCTGCCACTCGTTGCGGGAGCCTCCGATTTTGTGGTCGGAACGGCTTCTATTATTGATTTGAGAAACGAATCAGGCACTTCCCAATGGAATGTCAGCGATGACGGAAGGTCCAGTGCGATTAACTTGGGATTTACATTTGATTTTTATGGAAACAGTTATAGCCAAGGGTATATGGCTACGAATGGGTGCTTTTCCTTTACTACGTCTTACTGTAATGATTACACCCCAGACCCGTTGCCTGACACGACCTACACAATTTATCCGTTCTGGACCGACCTGATCCGCGACAGCGGCTCAAAGATGTTGACGAAATATTTTGATGATCCTAGTGGTAATGATTATTTTGTAGCTGGATGGTACGACTTGCGTGAATACCACCGTGCTTCCGATAACACCTTTGAGATGCTGTTGTATGAAGGTACGAATAATATCGAGTTCAGGTATGAAGATTTAGACATTATCCAGCACGATGTCCTGATTGGAATACAGGGTGATTCCACCGAATACAAGCAGTACCTTTTCCACGATGAATGTTCCACGGGAACCACAAATGTTTCAGGTTCCTGTGTCAACACGGACTGGAACAACACCAGCTTTAACACTACGCTGGAAAACAAGTCTTTATTTGTGGAAATTGACATTACATCCCAGTGTGAAGCGAACCAGCTTTATAGTGTGAATTGCAGTGGATATGCGTTGGCTTACTTTAACCAGCAATGCGGGGTCAACGCTCTTTACGATGAAGAATGTTCGGGTTATGCAGCCGCTTATCTTTTACAGCAATGCGACCTGAATAGTCTTTATAACGTAAATTGCAGCGGGTATGCATCAGCTTACCTGTTGCAGCAGTGTGATCTTGATGATCTTTATCATAGTTCATGCGCGGGATATGGGTCTGCCCTAGCCAGACAGCAAGCTATCGAAGATTCTTACGCTATAGAAGAAGAAGAGACTTTTGATGACGGGACATATACTGAGGATGATTACACCATGCTTGGTATTTCCAATGATGAAGTCTTTATAAATGTCGGATTTTCATCCGAAGAAGATTTTTATGGCTACGAAGAAGAAGAGTATATCTACGAGTATGAACCTGAGTATTTTGAGGAAGAATTCTTTTTTGAGACAGAAGCTTGGGAAGAGGAATTATTTGATTTCCAGTATGTAGATGAGTTTCAGGAAGATTTGTATCTCGTGGAAACACAGATATACGAAGAAAATTTTCCTTTATTCATGCCAGAGGAAATTTACGAAGAATTCGATTATGTGGATTTTCAGCCATCTGTCGAGGAGGAACTTTTATTTATAGACTCTGAATTTGAAGAAGAATTTATTTCTGTTTTTGAGCAGGAAATAGAAGGAGAATACCTTTTAGCCCAGCTAAATGAGGACTATATCCTTGAGGACATGGAAATTACGGATGTCTGGTTAAGCGTAGAAGAAGATTTTCTTCTTGAAGAAGAGTTTGTCGAAAATGCTCAACTAAACTTGCTTGAGGAGCAGTCTGAGGAGGTTTATGAAGATTTAATTGAGGGCGAAATTTTTGAAGAGCTTGAAGAGCTTATTGATGAAGAAGAACTGGAGGAATTGATCAGTATTGCAGAAGAAGTGGAGGAAGAGGAAGAATTGATTGAGGAAGAAAGTGATCCTGTTGAAGAAATGGAATTGATCGCAGAAGAAGATGAAGAGTTAGAGGAAAAAACAGAGAAGAGGTCCAGTAAAAAGGATGATCGCAGAAATTACAATCGTGCTGTATCTATCGCTATGAACTCGGTTAGGACAATATCATCCCAGCAATCGTCATCGGACGGAAGTTCGTCACAGCAACAAAGCGGGAACACAATCATGTCGTCTGGTAGTACAGATGCTTCATCTTCGGGTACAAGTATTTCCCAAAATATCGATCCAGTAAGCCAGACTGAGCAGTCTCTTGCCACTGGCGACACTTTTATTCAGGACCAGCATGAGCAATCTTCTGGTATTCAGCAGATTCAGATGACCGAAACGCCTGCCACACAGATAGTCGCTGACTCCCCGTTTGAGGTGGCAGAACAGCAGCAGGAACAGCAGCAGTTGCAACAGGATTTTGTTTTGGATGGTGGGGAAACCTTTACACAGGCAGACATTCAGTTTGAAGACAGTTTCAGTGAAGCAATGGCCGTGGGTGGAGATATCGGGACATTTCTTTCCCAACAGGTCCCTGACTTCGGAAGGTTTGAGATAGAGCCTCCAACGGCAAGCGAAGAAAGGATTGTTTCGGCAGTAGAGTCTCTGGCTGAAAGAGTGGGGGCTGAAGTGGTTCAGCAAAATTTACAGGACCAATTGGAAGCTATTTCTGAAGAAGGCGGTTTTGACAGTGATCAGACAGCCGTAGTTACTTTTCTTGGGTTCAGGGAAGGTTTTTCTCAGTATACGAATCAATCCCAGATTCAGGATAATACAAATTGGTATCTTGATCGTTCAATTTATGAGGGCGTGGAACTGGATGATAATCTATTCAATTTTTATATGATGGCCGGCAAAACACAGCAGAAATTGAATCAGATGATTTTGAGCCAGTACGATAGATAATGGCAGAGGTAGAGTATCAGGGAATCCGAATCGGTGGTGGGAAGCTGCTGTTGATTTTGCCTTTATTGGGAACCGTAGGCGGTTTTTTGTGGGGAGGGTTTGAACTATACAATCGCCTGCTGGATGCGGAATCGAAGCTGAACTCACTTGAGCCGGATTCCATAACCGCTGAAATTCGGAGGCTTGAGACAGTGTATGACCTCATCCGAAATGAGCTTGCCTCAGATATTAATGCGGTGTCTGATGAAATCGTTGAAGCCAACCGCCTTTCAAGAACCATTGAGACAGAAACATCTGCGACACAACGGGAAGTGCGGAACGATGTTTATGACATGGAACGCGAGATGCAATCCCGGTTTCAAGAAATGAACTCAGAAATCCGGGGTACGAGAAACGACCTAGATGACCGAATTAGGGAAATGGATGGTACGATGCGTCAAATTCGGAATGACTTGGAGGAAAGGATTCAGACTATTCTTGAAAATCCTTTAAATGATGTGGAATGAATAGAGAAACTTTAATTGAAGAATTGAAGAGGGACGAGGGAGTAAGGTTAAAACCTTACAAATGCTCTGCCGACAAATTGACTATTGGTATCGGAAGAAATATAGAAGATCGTGGAATTAGTGATTTAGAGGCTGAGTTTTTGCTTCAAAACGATATAGATATCTGTATAGATGAATTGAAAAAGTCTTTTAGTTGGTATGAAGACCTTTCGGATAAACGGCAAAGGGCATTGGTTAATATGTGCTTTAACCTAGGATTAGGGAAGCTCAAGGGATTCAAAAAATTTATTAAAGCCATGGAAAACCAAATATGGAATGTAGCGGCAGAAGAGATGCTTGATTCAAAGTGGGCAGATCAGGTCGGAGAAAGGGCAGTTCGTCTGGCATTGATGGTTTTGGAGGGATAAATGCCATTTTTAAAATTTACATTCAGACCCGGGATTAATAAGGAAGGTACTAATTACAGCAATGAAAATGGATGGTATGACGCTGATAAGGTCAGATTTCGGAAAGGTAAGCCAGAGCGTATAGGAGGATGGATTAAAAATTCTGCCAATAGTTTCATAGGAACCTGCAGGAAAATTCTTACTTATAAGGATGCAGAAGGTGATTCCTATACTGTAATTGGTACGCATCAGAAATTATATGTTCAGGAAGGAAATGTTTTTAACGATATAACCCCTACCCGCAAAACATCTACCAATAGTATTACTTTTGCGGCAACTAATGGGTCTTCTACTGTTACTGTTACAGACAGTTCTCATGGTGCTGTAAATGGAGATTTTGTTACTTTTAGTGGTGTACAAAGTGATGGACTCGGTGCAGGGGGAAATATAACTCAAACTGTTTTACAGCAAAAATATCAAATTGCATTGGTAACAAGTGCGAATGCTTACACTATAGTTGCTAAGGATACCTCTGGAGATGAAGTTACCGCAAATTCGGATGATGACGAAAATGGTGGCGCTGGTGTGGATGGAGTCTATCAAATCAATTCAGGACTTGATGTGTATGTTCCATCTACAGGGTGGGGCGTTGGGGCATGGGGTTCTGGTACATGGGGTTCATCTACGGCGCTGACTGATAGCAATCAACTCAGGTTATGGTCTGTAGACACTTTTGGGGATGATGTGCTTGCCTGTGTCAGGGGAGGTGGTATTTATTACTGGGACGAATCTGCTGGTGTTACTACTGCAGCTGTAAATATCAGTACCCTTTCTGGAGCTAGCGATACACCCACTGTTGCCCTTCAGGTAATGATGTCTGATGTTGATAGGCACGTTATTGCAATAGGATGCAATGCAATTGGATCATCGACACTTAACCCGTTACTGGTCAGGTTTTCAGATATTGAATCTGCTGCTGACTGGACTCCTACTGCTACGAACCAGTCTGGTGGAGTTCAGTTGTCTACTGGGTCTGAAATTATTGGGGCTATTCAAGCCAGACAGGAAATCCTCATATGGACAGATGCTGGAATTGTATCCATGAGATTTGTCGGTTCTCCATTTATTTTCAGCTTTTCTGAGGTGGCAAGGGGGCCTTCTTTAATAGGTCCAAATGCTGTTGTTAATGCCAATGGTCGAATTTATTTCATGGACAGGGATGGTTTCTATTCTTATTCTGGTTCTGCATCCCGTCTTGCGTGTACGGTATTGGATTACATATTAAGTGATATTAATTTCACGCAATCTTATAAAGTTTTTGGGGCAGTAAATGATAATGCCAATGAGATTATGTGGTTTTATCCGTCAAGCAGCAGCGATGAAGTAGACCGATACGCTCTATATAATTATCTTGAAAATGTCTGGTCGATTGGCACAACTTCAGATAATTTTGTAAGGACTGCTTGGGATGAAGCTTTGATTTTAAATTATCCTATTGCTACCAGTAAAAATGATAGTAGTAATCTTAATTATATTTATGATCACGAAAGGGGTCATGGAGATAATGGAGAATCATTTGATTCATATATTGAATCAAGTGACTTTGACCTGACCCCAGACGGAGAACATTTTATGTTCTTATCAAAACTTATACCCGATATTGAATTCAGGGACCAGACATCAACGGCCAATGAAGTAACATTCACTATTAAAGGCAGGGATTATCCATTGCAAAGCTTGTCTACATTATCCACTACTGCTGTAACTCCAGCTTCTACATTTTCAAATACTAGGGCGCGTGGCAGGCAGTTTGCACTCAGAGTATCGAATTCTTCCAGTGATTACGGGTGGAGACTTGGTGATCTCAGGCTTGAATTGAGGCCAGACGGAAAAAGATAATGTCTGATATAAAAAATGTAACACTGCCCATTCCAAGCGATGAGTACGATTTAACCAATGAATCTACAACCCGTAGAACTATCGAACAAGCCATACAAAGTATGAATAGCAAGATGGACCGTCTTCAGAGAATGCAAGAAAGTATTACCAGTAAATCTTTAAGAAGACATCAATTTTTATTGATGGGTGCAAAAAATGACTGATATTCTGAAGGTTTTAGGGCAGGTGGATACGGCAGCAACTACGGTTACGACCCTTTATACAGTTCCTAACCTGACCCAGACCACAATCAGCAGTTTTGTGGCCTGCAACAGGACTGGTTCAGCGATTACATTCAGGCTATCTGTCCATGTCGCTGGAGCATCAGCACATGACAAGCAGTATTTGTTTTATGACAAGTCTGTAGCAGCGAACACCACTTTGACGATGGTAATTGGAATGACGCTGGGGCAAACAGACGTACTGAAGGTGTATGCATCTGCAGTGGATATGTCCTTTAATTTATTTGGCTGCGAGACTAAGGAAGAGAGATAAGATGGCAGGTCTTTCTCAACCAACTGCTTCGGACATTGAAGCCTTAAAGAGAAGACAGTTTGGTAGAGATGCTAGATTTAAAAGGCTGTTTGAAGCACAGAATAGAGAGTTATATGACTTGGGTTTACCTGTTGAAGGGCCTTTTAACAAGTATAAAGATCAATACCTTAACCTTGAGCTTTATCTTAAGGACTTGCAAGAGAAAGGCAGGCCAGCGCACGAAGACCCTCTTTTCGGGTATGAAAATCGTGGTCTTCTGCAGCTAGCCATTCAAAAACAGAAGCAGCAATTAGGAATTTCAAATGATCGTGATCTCGCAACATGGCCTGAATCCGTTGGTTATCCGTATGTTCCTGCTTCTATAGAAGCTGATCTCATTGAACGTATGGGGCCATATGGTCGTTCTGCTATCGATATGTCACGAGTTACTGTTCGCCCATATGAAGTGAAAAGAAGGGCTGGTGAATATCAGGTTCCCGTAGAGCGGCATATGCAACACTATCCCAGTTACATTAGGGGGAGAACGCCTGAGGAATATGGGAAATGGGTAGCGAAAAGCAGAGAACAAAGCACAGGAATTGGTCTGAAAGGTCTTGATACTTGGATGAGAACCAATCCAATTGGTAGGGAATATGCGTTGGGGATATACAAAAGAAGAGCCGAGGATGCAATGAGGGAATTGCCTGAAGGTGAATCCCTCGATCCGACATTGCAGAAACACTTAGATAAAGCGAATTTGCTTGAACGGCAAACATTAGAGAGAGGCATAGGAACTACTAGGATTCCTATGATAAAGCCATATGATCCAGCTGGAGATGAGATCGTTATGTACAAGCAGGCAAGCCTTCCTTCATTAGCTCACGAGTTCAGGCATCGATATGTAAGCCAACAAGGGGAATTCCCTCGGGTGAATCTATTGGAGTCGACTGTTATACCAACCCCCCATCATGCAGGCAGATTTGATGAAGAAGAGCGATGGAATCGTAAGTTCGGTGCTTGGAGGGCTTCTACCCCACACGAGTGGGGGAGAGCAGTGGGTCAATGGCAGCTTACCTTGGGTGGTTCGGAGAAAATATCACCGATTCAAGCAGAAAAGTCTTTGAAGAAACATCTTTCTGGTGGCCGAAAGTCTTTCATTCAAGCGGAAGTTGATGCCGTAAAGAAACATGGATATACAGTACCCAGAAGAGGTTTGTTCAGTTTCAATGATGCAAAGCAGGAATCATCCAAAACTGCAGATGCAAGGGAATTGTCAAGACAGGAACCGATGACTGATGCCGAGTGGAGATCACTTTTATATAAGGCTTGGGGCAGGCAAGCTTATGAACTTGCCGAGTCAAAATTACTGGAAGGAGGCTCCGAAAAAGATAAAAAGGAGTGGGAGCGTATATATGGATTGGTATATGCCGATTACTTGAAGCGAAATAAGGGTGTCCGTCATAGGAGCTTCGAGGAAAGAAAAAAACAATATGAAGATAAGTATGGACTCTCCCCATGACTAGCCTAGCAGAAGCTTATCCAGTAGGTTTCGGGGGATATTCCCCTTCGGTTCAAAGTTATCTTATGCCTGATAACAGGCGCGGATATCAGGTAGGTGGTGCTGCTGAGTTACAGAGGTCATCAGACAAAAGGCCAGTACGTTTTCGTCCCCGCATCAATGAAGCGTTTATCCCCCGTAAAAGGTTTGAGCGCGCAATGCTGGAAGGCCGAGTCCCAGTGACTAGGTCAGGCTTGAGATATGCCCAAGGCCCTTCCTTAATGGACCCGAAGCCTGATGCCAGTCCGAGGGGGTCGATCTGGGATGCTCCATTCGGTACTCCAACTAAAGGGCTTACCCCCGCTCAGAATTTATGGTTGCTGGCGAATGCAGCCACTCTTCCTGTAACAGGGACCACTGGTTTGGTGGGTTTGGGAGCTTTGTATGGAAGTGGTTATGCCCCAGATATACCCGCAGGAGAAAGGGTTGATCCAGAAACAGGGGAAACCATACCAGCGACAAAGATAAAGGATATGTTTAAAAAAGAGAATAGGATTCCCAGTATAAGGCAGCACTGGAAAGAAGGGCAGAAGGGGACAGCGGCATTACAGGCAGGATTGGGGATCGGGCTTCCGTTGGTGGCGAGGGGCGCTCAGACCATGCTGGCACGAACCGGTAGGGGTCCCGCTCAACTAGAACTTCCTCTGGGTACGGGTGGTCTCGGTGGAATGCCAATGACAAGAAGGGAGTTCTTCGAAAAGACAGGTCTGACAGCCGCAGGTCTTGGCGCATTGGCATCCGGAATAGGAAAAGTCTCAAGACCTGCAAGTACAGCCGCTGCAGGAACAACCCGTATGGATGTAGACGGATTTATGGGAGTTATCAATAAGCTATCAAAAGACAGGAAATACCGACCCAATCCTTTGCATTTAAATCGGAACGCCTTATTAAAGGTTCCTCATTCTGGAGGCTCTGTTCTCGCGAAATATCATCCAGATAATTTACACACATTTGGTTTGACTGCTCAGGAACACAAAGGATTAGGATTTTTGGATAACTTGTGGGATGCCGGGAAACTTGATCGATATGGATTGACTGCACATGATTTCAGCCGAATTGATCTGGAGTTACTGGAAAGATTCCATTTGATGGGTCGATTTAAACCGAAAGCAACAGCAAATCTTGATTACAATCCAAAACACACTGTAGAACTTTTTGAGATTCATGGTGTGCCAGTGATTCAAGATGCATCTGGGTCCGTTTTTGTTCCAAATGCAACTGCTTTGGTTAAAGCACAAAAAACGCAGGCTTTAGAACTCGTTTCTAATATTGATCCAAGGTTCAGAAAAGTTATAAATCAGAGAACTCCTTATACTCCTCAGGAGGCTAGATTAGCTCGTGCCGCCGAATTCGAATTTGATAAAATACCTCTTGCTGGCAGGGGCGACATAGGAAAACCATTGGGTTCTTTTAAAGGTATAAGTGCTGCAGATGAACCACGACAGTGGGAGGGCTTCTCAAAATCCGAGAAGTATGCTACGCCCGCCGGAGGCTGGACCCCACAATCCAGAATGGCGCATTCTAAATTGTATCAAGAGCAAGGCCGATTCCCAGAAACTCTTCAATATAATTTAAGTGGACAGCCTGTCATTTCTAATAAGATGGGGTCTTTTGTTGTAGGTAAGGGTGGCACAGTATTGCGTAATCATGGTGGTCAAACCAAGTGGGTGATAGGACCACAAAGACGAATGAACTCGCGAGCCTATCTGATATCCGATGAGTTTGGTATGTTTAGTGGCAGAGCGGAACAAGTCCCTATGGGTACTTCATCTTCAAGTCCAGTGGCTAGACGAGCGGGTGATTTTGATCCGCGTGTGTTGATGAGTACAAGAGATGAATATATAAAAGGCTACGCTAATTACCTGAAAAAGATGCCGTGGGAAAAATGATTTTAAAGGAAGTATACAGCGATGCCTAATCTAGCAGAAATTTATCAGGCAGGTTCTGGGGGATACTCTCCTTCAGTCCAGAGATATCTTTTGTCATCTTATGATCCAGAGAAAGCCATGATTGAGCCGAAATGGATTCATCAGCCTAGGATATCTCCGACTTCGGAATACACGGGTGACCTAGGACCAAATTTGCCATCGGCATCAACTAGGATGCGTAATGTAAATGAGGCTGTTTTGGAGGGTGGCAAGAGGAATCTGCCCAATATGCCTACTGGACTTCAACAGGCATGGTTCTGGGGGTTGATGACTCCTCCCGGAATTGCTGCTGATATTAGTGGGAAATATCCAGTACCACCGGGGAGGAAAACTACCTTTAAGGAAATGGTGGCTGGTGAGAAAATACCAAGTGTTGCAGAACATTTTAAAACTGGACACCCTGTTAGGGGCGGTCTTCAAGTGCTTGCTGGATTACCTTATCTCAGACCATTTCTTAAAGCTGGACAGGGTATTTACAGGACTGCTAGACCAGCTTCTGTAATGAGCGATACTCCGAATATAAGCAGAAGAAAGTTTGTGGCGGGTACGGGGGCAGCAGCAGCTATTGCAGGGCTTGGTGGATTGGGAAGATTAATTTCGAAAGGCAAGGCTGCTACTGGAATGCAGAGAGGAGATGACTTTGCAACAATAAATGCAATACGCGATTTTACCCAACCTCGAAATATACGGCCTCATAGAGCAAATCCTCTGCGAGGCGGGACAGTAAATCAAGTAAATCAACCGCAAGTCAGGAGATTCGGAAGGACAGCTAATATTAATCAACAATGGGATGAGGCTACCGAGGCTGTTATTAGAAACAGGAATATCCAAGGTGCTGGAGGAGCCAACAGAAGGCAGGCTGTTGCTAACCTAGAGGCAAGGATTGATGATGCTATTCTGGATGCACAACTAGCCAGACAGAGTGGACAGAGTCCAGCTGACTTTCAGAGAATGACGATAGCTGCTGATAACCATATGAGTCGAATGGGGGCTTCTTTAGCCAGACATAGTCAGGGGCAGGCAATGACTCCAAAGTGGCTTACGGACTATGCTCGTGGGGACAAAAAACTATACGAAGAAATGTTGAAGAGATATGGAATGAAGCCTCCAGTTAAATGATAAGTTTACCAGTAAATATTTGTTTTAAAATTTGTATGTATTAAGGACAATCTGATGACATTAAGTTTACAACAGCAAGCGAGAAACGTAGCCAGACAGGGTCGTTACGGTGATTCCATGTTAATGCACGTTAATCCTGCCGAAGTCAGGGGTCTATCTTCCGCGATGCCGCTAACGGTTAATCCACAGACAGGGCAACCAGAGGCATGGGCTTTTCTTGCACCACTCCTTGGATCAATGGCTGGACCAGCTTTGTTTGGCAGTAGCGCCCTTTGGGCTAGTGCGCTTGGGTCTGGTCTGGCTCAATGGGCTGCAACAGGTGACCTTAAGAAAGGTCTTTTGGCTGGTGTTACTGGTTATGGAATCGGTAGTGCGCTGCAGGGGGCTGGGGCTGCGGCTTCAGGGGCTGGTGCAGAACAGGCTGCTCTGGGTTCATTAACAGAAGGAGCAACTGCAGACTTATTGGCTAATCCTGAATTTGCCAATATTTCTGCCCACACTGCTGGTGGTGGGTACGGTCAAATACCGTATCAAGCTCCAACTTTAAATCCAGCAGGACAGACGGAATTAGCAAAGCAACTTGGTTCAACTCTACCCGGTTCAATTCAGGCTCAGGCTGCGGATATCGGTAGAGGAGCGGGGATGCAATACTCTGCCCTAGACAGTTCACCTTATGAGAATTTGCAGACAGCTTTAAACACCGGTCCCTATGCCGACCCCAGTTACCAGCCGGGAGTTTTAGGCAAGGCGGAAAACCTGATGGCTGGGCTTTCGCAGCCGAGTGCTTATATTCCTATGGCTATGGGAATGGGTCCTACGGCTATGATGGAATCCAGAGAACAATATGATCGAATGCTGGAAGAAGAAGAGGAAAAAAAGAAAGAAAGAAAAAGAAAGCTTTTTGCCATGCATCCTGAGCCGATACTTTACCAGAGCGGTGGACGCACTGGATATCAGGATGGTGGTGGAGCAATTGCAGGTGGCACAATGGATAGTGACTACAGCGATTACTACACTGGTGAATATGACTGGACTGGACAAGGGACAATCCCGCCCGGAGAAACTGGAGCTTTATATCCAGAGCGTCAACAGTATCTTCTGCCACAGACATACCAACCGGGATTTATGGGTGAGTTCATGTATTTTGATCCTGCAACCTTGAATCCTTCTGCTGCTGATGTTGAGGGAACTGGAACGGCTGGACTTCCTCCGCAAGATGGAGGGGCAACTCCAGAAGGTCCGCCTACATTTGACTGGCGGTATCCGACTGCACCTCCTGTATTCGGCCCGACAGAAAGTCTTGGTTATCGCGGTTTTTATGGCGCTGGAGATGTTCCGCCAACAGGTCCGATAGGTATTGCGGACGAAAGCGTTCCACCTCCAGCTGGTACAGGAGGTCCAGTCCCGCATATGGTTAATCCGTATTCACAGCAAAATTTCTGGAGGCCATCACCTGTACAGTATCAATATCCAGAGCCTCCTTCTCCAGTTGATCCAGATCAGCCTTCGGTTGATCCAGATGAACCTCCGATCATGCCTCCAGTTGTTCCAGATAGTCCGTGGGATGTTAAGCCTGTTGATCCTATTGCTGCATTACCACCACAACATGGAGTCTCGCCAAATCCGATAGGGTCAGGTTCTGGGATGACTCTTCAGGATATAGAGGTAGCTGCTACTTCTCCAAGTCCTGCCCAAGTGGCACAGAAAGAATTCAATGATGCACAACCGCCAGATATAAAAGAGGCATTTTCAGGTAATCCTACATTTATAGCTGCCGCAGATGCAGGTCTTTACCCACTGACCAGCGAAGGTAAAAATGCTTTTAGCATGGATACACTAGGGACAATGCCGGGTGGACCCCCAACGGGAGGTCAGGAAAAGGAACCACGGGCTTATAGTATAGATACTGGAGTGAACAGAAGGTTGCCAAGAGAGGAACTTATGGAATTGGCATGGGAGGAGAAGCAGAAAGAGGGATATTCGCCGGGAGATATCTGGACTCCTCCTGCAGATTTGTATGGGGATAACCAAGAAGAGAGTTGGTACAACCCAGTAACAATGCAAACCAGAACATTTCCTTCAGGTGGATGGGGGCCTCCCCCTGAAGCAGGGTGGATACAAGGAACACCTCCTGTCGATGAAGAGCAATTAGCTGATCAATACCTTAAAGGATATATGTCTGGAGGCAGGACTGGGTTTCAAAATTTAGGAAGTACTGGCTTCCCTGATCTTGTTTCAGAGGTAACTCAACCACAGGAGCAGATGTTAGCTGCACCTCCTCAGGCTGCACCTCCTCAGGCTGCACCTCCTCAGGTTGTATCTCCTCAGGTTGTATCTCCTCAGGCCGCTTCGATGCAGGGTCCTCCAATGCAGGGGCCTCCGATGCAGGGTCCTCCGATGCCTATGCCTTCAGCTTCTCCAGAGGCAATGCTGGAAACTATTTTACAAGACCCACTCACACAGGAAGTAAGACTTTTTATATTGGGCGAATCTGATAATGAAGAAGCATTAAGTGCATTTATTAGTAAGTATGGAACTGAGGCTTTCGTCATGTTGCGGGATATGATTCTTCAGGAAGTTGTACCCGGATCGCAGACACAAGGACAAATAGTTGGAACTGGAGCGGGTGGTATGGCAGATGATATCAATGGTGTCATTGGTGATAACAAGGAAAAGATAGCTGTATCTCAGGATGAATTCATAGTTCCTGCCGATGTAGTTTCTGGATTAGGAAATGGAAGCTCAGATGCTGGATCAAAACTCTTATATTCCATGATGGATAATGTCAGGCAGCAGAGGACAGGTAATGCTGTGCAGCCCCCAGAAATAGATGCTCAAAAAATTATACCGGGGTTGGGCAGGGCGTAACAAATGAACGAACAAGCATTATCCAGTAATGGGGCTACAAAAGAAGAAGAATATGATATCTCTTTGGTATTGATAGAAAATCTTGGATTGGTCTGGGATGAATGTGAAAAAATATTAATCAGGTCATGCAAGCGTTCTAATGGCAGGGTAAATACCAAAGACATTTATTATAATTTTCTTAAAAATAATAATAGTATCTGGATTGTTTTCAATAAATCTGATTTAAAAATTATTGGGTGTCTTGTTACGGAAATAATGAATTACCCGTCAGGTATAAAGATGTTGAATATCGATCACATAGCTGGGAAATATATGGAAAGGTGGATTGATCGTGGCTTAGAAGTATTAACTTCATGGTCTAAAGATAACCAGTGTGTTGGAATAGAGGGCGTGGGAAGGAAAGGTTTTTGGAATTGGATTAAAAACAAGGAAGGATGGAAACAAACTTCTTCGTTTTACGAAATTAAATTTAATGAGGAATAATCATGGGCGGTAGTTCAGGATCAGGCGCATCACCTACTCAATCTACTATATCTCAGGTAACTCTTCCTGAATATGCAGAGCCGTATTTTCATCGGATTATGCAGAGGGGGGAGGCTGAGTCTTTGCAGCCATACAGTCCCTATCAGGGCCAGCGTCTTGCATACTGGTCTCCAGATGAACTGAATGCTCAGGCAATGACAAGAGGATATGCTGGGGCGGGTACGCCAGCCGAATATGGTCAGGCAGCACAGAGGGCCTCGCAAGTCGGAGCGCCCATGACTTCTGGATATACTGCCCCAACAGATTATGCTTCCCAGTATACGGCTGGAAGAATGGGAGGTGGTGGCGGCAGGCGAGGAAGAGGAGGCTATCGCGCACCCGGAAAGGAATTTTTTGGTGGTGGGTATGAGCCTGATCCGAGAGCGTCTGGATATCGTCCTCAGGAAATGGGGGCTGGATACAGTCCTTTGCCATACGATCTTGCTCCCTATGTTAATCCGTACCAGCAAGGTGTTATTGACCTAGAAAAACAGAAAGCTATTAAGGAATCTGAAAAAATACGAACTGGTGCTGAAGAAAGGGCTATTCAGGCAGGAGGATTGGGCGGTTATCGTGAGGCTATCCTTCAGGCAGAGAGAGAGAAGAATCTAGCTAATCAACTTGGATCAATACAAACCAGAGGTAGTCAGGCCGCTTTTACTCAGGCACAACAGCAACTTGAGCGGGAAAGGGCTGCCCAGCTAGCTGGTGCTGAATTTGGATTGCAGAGATATGGTGTTGGCGAAGGAACCAGACAAAGACAGGAAGAGTTCCAGCAGCAGGCTTATACAACTGGAGAACAGGCTCGCTTGGAAGCCGCAAAAATGGGGATGAGTGCTGCAGAACAAGAAAATGCTGCAAGACAGGCCCAAGAAAAGTTCAGGCAAAGTAGATACGGAATGACTCAGGAAGCCAGACAGGCTCAGGAGAAATTAAGACAGAGTGGATGGGGAATGGGTGAGGGAGCAAGACAGGCCCAAGAAGAATTAAAACAACGTGCTTATGACGTTTCTGGACGGTACGGTATAGCATCGGCTGATGCTCTCCGTGGTATTGGTGGAGCAAGGCAGCAGGATGTACAGTCCAGAATAGCTGCCATGCAGGCTCAGGGTGAAAGGGCCAGAGCGATGAGGCAGGCAGGAATGGATATCGGTTATCAGGACTTCATGCGGCAACAGAGATACCCGTCTGAAAGAATTGCTGGATTAAGTGCCTTGCTGAGAGGAGTTCCAGCTGGGCGTGACGAACAAATTAGTACTTACGAGCAACAACCGGGACTTTTCCAGTCATCACTCAGTATGGGTCTTGGTGGGTTGGGTTTGTACAGGGGATTAAGGTAATCAATCATGGCAAATCTAGTACAAATAGCTGAAGAATTAGAGTTTGTTCCAAAGGAACAATTAGTTGCTCTTGCGCAAGACCCTAATTCAAGGTTTCCGCAATATATGGTTGTGAGTGAAATACAGAGGCGTACACAGATGGAAAAGATGTATGCCGCACAGAAGCAGAGGCAGCAGCCCGATACTACTGTAACCGATGAACTTCTTTCAGAGTTTTCCCAGCCCAGACAAGGTCTTGAGCAGGTTGCTGATATGAGGGGAGCGGCTAACGGGATGCAGCAACCGATGCCCCAGAGAACTGGTTTCCAGACTGGAGGGCTTACTGAAGCAGATAGAAATTACCTTTCTGGGGTATTGGGTTATCCAGACTGGGGAACCCTGCAAAGGAGGATTCCTGATGAAAAATATCAGGCTTTAGTAAATCAACTTGAGGCTATTGAGCGTCAACCTGTTAGTGGCGAAGGTGTTCTTACTATTCCAGATATTTGGACTGAACTGTCTGAGCCATACGATCTTGCTCCCCATGCTTTCATTCAGAAGAGGAAAGGACAAATTAAGGCTGCAGAACAAGCGCAGATAGAAGCTCGGAATGCTGAACTGCTAAGGGTCGCACGAGAACTTGGAATTGAAGAGGTGGAGCCTTTCGGGGAAGAAAGGTATAGAACTATTGAAGGTGGTGTGGGTGGAGAAGTTTTTACGGTTCCAACCGAGGAAGAGCTTAGGAATCTCGACATAAGGGATGACCAAACCATAGGCCCTGAGATTGATGACCAAACCATAGACCCTGCTGAGTTTGATATACAGGCTGCTATAGATGCAGCCCAAGAAAATATTGGCACTACCTTAGCGCCCCTAAAAGAGGCTGCAGGTAATATCCCTGAATATCAATCTATATTTACACCAGAAATGCAGCAGCGATTTCTTGATACTACTTCTCCTGAAAAATGGCAGCCACCAGAGATTGATCCGTCTCTTTACACTGCTACATTACCACCTGTGGTATATGAAGCCCCCACCGAACAGCAGAGACAGGACGAATTGAATGCGTATGGTCTTGCATCTTTGGCTAAAGCTTTTGGGACTGCCAAACATATGGGTGAAGCTGGCGCAATGATGGGAGAGGCTGCACTTGCAATTCCATCGATTAAACGCGAACAAAGGCAGGAAGCACTTGCTGGACAGTCTCTGGCTAGGCAGATGGCTTCTGAAGATTTTAATTTGAGACTTCAGCAGGAAACTTTAAAAAGAACGCGGTCAAAAGAAGAGTACGAGTCAGAGATGGCAAACCTCGACAGAACTCAGCAAGGTATTGTAAATTGGGTTACTGTGATGCAGCAGGATTATGCAAATGAATTTGCGAGTATGCAGGCTGCATTTGAGAGTCAATACAAGATATCAGAAGCCTCAAGAGGGATGGAGGGAGATGCTGCTAGGATAGCAGAAACAACAGCAAGACTAAAAATTCTTAGACAGCAGGTCGATGCACAACAGGATGCAACCATTACCACCATAGCGAATACTCTGGAAAATAATATAAGAAACACGATGGATCAAATTGAAAGCGGTATTGGTGATTCTGATTATTTACTAAGACAACTTAATGATCAGAATGGAATGCTGACGAATATTGTTCTATATATAACTCGTAGGGGCGGAATTACCATGCCAGAAGGAATACAAACAGGAATGCAACCTCTTCCTATAGACCTCGTTAACCAGTAAAAAATGGCACAGTACAGATTACCTGACGGAAGAATTTTAACCGTTCCCGACAACGCAAGTCGGGAAGAGTTAATTGGTATTCAAAACAGGTTAAGCGACCTTTACCCTGATTATTACCAGCAGCACAGGGAGGAAGTCCAGACTACTTTCGGTGGGCATCTGGAAGAATTGGTCAAGGGTGTACCTAGGGGTCTGGCTGGTGCATTTATTTCTGCTGGGGAAGGAGTATCAAATCTTCTTTCTGTCGGCAATGAGAGTGGTGCTTCCAGATACTTTCGTGATTTGCAAAAGAAATTAAATGAGAGTGCTGTTGGGGTAGACCAAGGATACGAAGATGCTTTCTCTGCCAAGCTTGGAGCGGGTCTTGGTTCTTTTGCTGCTTTCGCGATACCCGCCACAGCTACGGCAAAGGCTTTGGGTGTTGCTGGTAAGCTATCAAGGGCGCAGCAGGCTCTCAGGGCAAATAAAATAACCCTTCCACAATATGAGAAAATGAGAAGGTCTCTTTACATGAAGCCTTCTCTTGCCGCGATGAGTCTGGCGGTTCCTGTCGGTATCTCGGAACAGGGTAGAAATATAGCCTTGGCTAGGGAGATGGATGAAGAGGTTTCGCCATTCAAGGAAATCGTGTCTGAAGTTTTGGGCGGTGGAATAGGTGCAACGGAGGTTTTCCCTCTATTCAGTATGTTCAAGCGTATGCCCAAAGCGGCTGGTCCTTTATTAAAGATTCCGCAAAGGTTAAGGCAGGCAGCAACAACAGGTACGGCAGAAGCTCTACAGGAATCATTGGCAGGGATAGCACAGGATGTAGTAGCAACTGGAATTTATAGCGACAAGATACCGATTGGTGAAAGTTTTCTGGATGACTTTACTGTTGGTGGTGCAACTGGTGCGATAGCTGACCTGATATTCAGGGGTGTTGCTGGAAGGAAATCTTTGGGTAATGCATATGAAAGAGAAAGGGAAGCGGAACTAAGAAAGAAAACAGAGGCAAGATTCAAGACCAGAGCAGCGAGGACTAGGGAAGCAGAGGCTGCTGGTGCGCCCTCTATAAGTCCAGAACTTCAGCCAGAAAGGGACCCTCAACTTGAGCTTCCGCTGACGACTGCCCAAGAAACTACTGTGGGTATAGAGCCTGTTCCTGTGCTTGAAGAATTTGAACCCATACAGAATCCAGACGGTACATTTTCAGTAATAGGTTCTGTTACTGGAAAGAATATCGGTACTTTTCCTGATATTGAAGAGACGGCTAATGCTGCATTAGATGCAACAAAACAGTTACGGGAAGATTTTATTGATTCTTCTGTTAAACAGTCACTCTCCATAAATGGATTGTATGGAAATGGCAATGCATTCAGGATAGGTGAAATTGTTTATGATCCTACTGGGAACTTAATCGATGCCAAAGCGGTAGCGAATTATGATTCTGATTACAGTGTACGCAGGCAAAAACAAAAAGAAGATCAGTCAGTAGAAAAACTTGCCCGTGATGAGCAATTTTGGGGGCAATTCGGACAAGCAGTTTTGCCTCTTGGTGATGCTGCTGCAGAAAGTGACTTATTCAGGATTCAAAGTGAAAAAGAAATTTCCGATATATTGCAGCAAAGCAGGGTTTCAAAAAAGGTAGCAGACAATGTAGCCAAGAGAGTCTATGACGCAAAAGTTCAGGCGAGAAAATATCGTCTCGGACAGACTCAATCTATATATGATATCAAGGGAGTAGATAATTCAAGTGTTCTTGGTCAGCTTTGGGCCAAGGCAAAAAAGTTGGGAGTTCCTGTAAAGAGTTTTTATACGATTCAGGAAGCTAGAAAAATATTATCTGCCCCTGATTTCAATAGCCTGATGTCTGAGAAGGCGGCTATCGTATTACAAGGGCAAAGAGTTGATGTTGAAGCAGGCTATAGAACCGAGACACAACCTGAGACTTATCAGGTAAGGATTAAAGATAAGATAGAAGAAATCAGGGAAGCTCGCAAAGTTCCACTTGCTAGGAAAGACGGTAGAATTGATGTAAGCAAGAAAGCTTTTGACAAAGTCTTTAATGAAAAAAATATAGAAGTAGATTATAGAAGTCCAGAGTTCCAGTATTTTGCAGAATCCGTTGCTGGTTCAAAATCATTGGGAACCATGAGCCGTGGGCAAAAAGAAATGCTAATGGCCCGTGTCATTCAACTGAACAGGTTTAGTAGTAAGAGGAAGTTACCTGACTTCAGGCCAAGACCTTATACTGCCAAGCAACTGAATGAATTTTATGAAGCAAGTAAGGGAGAGTATATTACTACCCCTCAAATCAAGAATTTCGTTAAGAATAATGAAACAGGGCAGAATTTAACAAAGAAACAAATTGCATTGCTCAGGCAGGACCTGATCAACAGTGGCCGTGCTGACAGGGCTAAGAATAATAGAATCCGTATGGCTGAAGATTTTGATATGAGGCAGGCCAGAAACGCAGCACCTTTAAATGAAACTACAGAAGAGTTTGTGGAAAGGTTGGGTTCTTCTACAAACCTTACTCAGGAAGAAATATCTAATCTTTCCAGAGAGAATATTGATTTAGGTGAAAGGATTACGCCAGAAAGCCTGAAGCGGTTACCTCCCCCAGAAGGCTATTCAAATATGGCTACCTATAAACAGTTTTTTGATGAGGCGCGTAAAAGGCTTTCTGATATGGGACTTAAAGATATTGGATTGAAATTCAATAATGCTCTTGCATCCTCTATGGGTCTTTATCAGGTAGGTCCCAATGGGGAGATTATTAAAAATGCAGCTAAGTTCGATTCAAGAAATGATATGTTTTTCGAGCCTCGCGATGCTATTACTACAGGAGAATTTGATGCGCCTATGCGCCGTATACTTATTTCTCTTGACAATATTAATCCAGAAGGAAAGAAGACTGAAGAGGAGATGAGGGATTCGATAGCGCAAGTCATAGACCATGAGGTAATACACGCTCTGATTAGGCTTGATTTGTTAACCGAGCGCGAATACCAGAATCTTGTTAGCGAGGCAAACAGGGTATTGCCGAAAGAAGTTACAGATAGTATTACTGAGAATTATGCTGATCGAGATGGATTTAATGCCGAGGTAAGAAGGGAAGAAAAAGTTGCGGAATTGTTCAGACTCTATCGCAGTTCTCCAGATAAAATTGCTAAAAATCCACGCACTATAATAGAAAAAATTATCTCATTCTTTTCAAATATTATTGAGTCCATTTTTGGCGCTGGCTTCAGAAGCCCGACAAGTATTATGGAAAGTATAGCAAGCGGAGAGATTGGACGACGGTCACGCGATGAAGTAAGAAGTCTTAGAGAATTAAGAAACCTAGAGGCAACAACAGGGATACCTGTGGATATTGCGAGATATGGTCGTCATGGTTTAGTACCTCAGGATGTCCTTTTTTCAGGAACAGTTGAAGACGCGGTCTGGTCTCTTTACAAAAGGTTTCGTGGAAATATTCCAGCTAGTGAAATGAAAAAACTTTACAAGGAAGTTTCCCCATTAGGCAAAAGAAAACATTCTTTCAGGAATTTAGCTGATATAAGAAAAGACCTTGTTTCTTCCGTAAAGATGGGAATTGACAGGTTCTGGTATGAAAGATTCGGCAGGGAAGTTCCTCTTCTTGTTGGAAGTGCAAATATGAACGAGTTCAGTAAGGTCTTTGGAATTACTTCCGCACAAACAAGTCCAGAGGTCAACTTTAAAGACACACTAAGGACGATGATTATCGCTAGGAAAATCGATCCCGTAAAAGAATCATCCAAGTTTATAAGGGAATTACATAACTTCGGGGTAGGGAAATCTGATCCAGCCAGAATAAAATCAATTCAGAAAGTTTATGAAACAGGGGTATTCCATCCTGAGTATGGGCAAAAAACAGCTACCTATGCTTTGGAAATTCTTGAAGCAGCGAACAATAGTTTTAGCCCTTGGAGCGTAATCGACAGACATATGTTGGCAATTCTTGGGTTCGATGGTGGAAAGATGCAAAAAGGGGAAACCATTGAGGAATTTACAGAAAGGACTGGGCTGAAAAAGGAGCAGCCTAGTTTCACAGAAAAAGAATATAGAATCATGCAGGCCATGATGTCGCTTTTGGCTACCGAAAATTACACGATTAATGGTGAACCTTTTAATTTTTCTTTTCCTAGGCAGGTTCAGGCTTCATTATGGGGATTTCAGAAATACAAAAAAGGTTCTCCAAATGAAGGAACTTGGGATAGTTCTGTTCAACACGCTAAAGAAGAAATCACAGAATTAAATGAACTTATAAAAGAAGGATTATTCACTAAAGATAAACCTTTGACTGGTAGTAACTTTATTTCATCTCCTCTCTTTACCTCTTCATTGGCAAAGGATACTTTCAGTACTGATCAACAGGACTCAATGGCCCGTGCTATTTTGGCTCATTCGCCAGCAGTTATCTTTCAAACAAAGATGGGAGTCAAAAGAGGGTATTTCCCAGAAACATTGGATACACCTGTATCCCGTGAAACTTTGCACAACTACCAGACCAACCTTTTAAAATCCATTGCTGTTGGGAATCAGATTGTGGCGTTGAGGGAAATGCTTATTCCCCATCAGATTAGTATTTCTAATGGAACTAGATTGGGGGACTTGGCCCCTGAAATTATCCTGAGGTTACCGGGCGCTCCACCAAAATTGGTTCATGGTGTGACTGCGCTTATGGTGGATGCGCTGATGCTGGATTCGGCAACTACAAGTATGCCCCAACCAAAAGGAAAGAGGCATACTGGCCTTCAGCTTGTGAAGCCTTTAAATAAAGACTTTACATTAGAAGAGATCGAAAACCTTGCGGCATCTTTGAAGGGAATGACCAGATTGGTTGCGGGTCGGGAAGTGCCTGTTGATTTTACAATTTCTTCTACCGAAAGGTCTGGAATTATTTTATCGGACCCCAGAGCTTGGGAGGATAATTATTCTGAACAGGATTTAAGGGATTTTTATAGCCAGTTACAATCAATTGCAGGAGAAAGTGGTTACACACTGAAAACTTATGGAGAAGACACAGAACTCATCGAATATGAACAAACGGACGAAAATGGGGAACATATCGACTACCCGATTAGAGGAGATACAGAAATCCTTGGGGATCGTCAAATCGAAGGAGACAGATTCGATTTACAAAGAACCCTCCTTAACTATCTTTACATCCCCGCCTTTAACACCTACAAAAAATTCGCAGAAGAAATCGGAATAGCAGTTAATAATAATATACCTGCACTTGAGGAAGGTTCTGCTATGGCTGGACAGTTTCCTCTTACACTCAAGGAATATGATGGAATGTCCAGAGCAGCACAAGCTACTCGTGATGCTCCTAGGGGATGGATTCCTCACGTTAATCCTAATGCAAGCAAGCTTGCAATCCAGATTCTGTACGACATTCAGGACGGGAAGCCTCTGGATGAATCATACGGATACGAAAGCCCTGAAGATATTCCAAGATTTTCCAAGGGCCAAGCTGCAACACCAGCCAAATACCTTGAGGCTTCTGAAGCAATCGGTGGCGCTCGTCAGGCAGAGATGCCATTCGGGTACAGGTTGCTTGATGTTGCGGATACGAAAGAAGACGTAGATACAATTTTCAATAGAATCAGAAGAGGGATTATTGACAAATATACCTTTACTGAAAAATTTGTTGGAAAGGCAATTGAAGTTAGCCCAGAAGCCGCAGCCATGAATTTAATGGCGGACTCTGGGGCTATACAGGCCATCAGGTGGGTTGAAAGGGCCAGAGGAATATTTGCTGGAATGATCAAGTACGGCACTCCCACCCTAAAAAGTGGAGTAACGGGGGTGGAATTTAATACTGGGCTTCTGGAAATTCTGGTCCCGTTATTTGCAGACCCGAACATCAACAAGGAAGAACTTTTCAAAATTTATAGTATAGGCATAAGGGGAGAAAGGTTGAACTCGGATGGTATTCTGGTTCCACTAGATCAGAAGACGATTGACCTTGCGAAAGAAATTGAAATCGATTATCCAGAAGTGGTTGAGGTCTGGAAAAATTACCAGATATGGAATAACAAGCTGATCGATTATGCAGTGGAAACAGGAATATTAAGCAACGTAAGAACTAATGGAGAATTAATAGCAGATATAGTTGAAAGCAGAAAATCCATATATCCAGAAGCAGAACTGAAGGATATGGAGAATGCACAGTTACTTCAGATTGCTGGAGAGCTTGGGCTGGAGACCCGTGGAACTGCACAAATCTGGAAAGATAATTCTGATTATTATCCCTTCTACAGGAAAATGACCGATGAAACGATCAAGGGTCCCAATGTCGGGTCAGGTCTTCTTGTCGGGAATCCATTGAATATTGCATTGAAAGGAAGCGAAGAAGCGATAGAACCTGCACCTATGGAGGTTATTGCCAGAAATTCACTTTCCATATTGACTGCAGGTATGAAGAATGATGCCTTGCGAAAACTTTCCAAGACTTTTGAGTTGGCTAATATGGCCGTAAAGGTTGATGCCAAGAACGCTCAAGGTATAGACATCCTTCCAGTCTTTGAGAACGGGGTTAGGGTTTTTTACAAGGTTGCAGACCCTCTTATGATTGACGCGATGCAGTCAGTAGGAATGCAGGATTTACAGGGTGTAATGAAAATTTTGGCAGTTCCAGCAAGTTTCCTCAGGGAGATGGTTACGAGAGACCCAGCCTTTATCCTTGTCAATATGATGCGTGATACGGTCAGTGCCTATGTCACAAGTGGTGCTGATTTTACACCAGTGATAGATACCTTTAGGAATTATGGTGCGGATATTACTGAATTGGAACGGTTCGGGGTAGTCGGTGGTTATGACTACTCCACGGATGAGATGGATATTGTCAAGTTTATCAAGAAAGAAATGCGTAAACAGGGCGTTGGAACGAATGGCTCCCTGTCTGCTAAAGACGCTTTTATGAAGTTATGGGATTTCATGGGAGAACAGACATTATATTCAGATGCGTCTACTCGACTGGCAGTTTATAAGAAGGTTAAGGAGCTAACTGGGAACGAGGCAGAGGCCGCTTATCAGGCGATGGAGATCATCAATTTTTCCAGAAGGGGAGCGAACCCTCTCTTCAGAATTATTACGGCATCGATCCCGTTTATGAATGCAAGAATTCAGGGACTGGATGTTCTCTACAGAGGATTACTTGCTGGTAAATATTCTGCTGTGAGAAAACTCCAGCATGGCGAAAAGCAGGGGGACATGGAGAGGGATATTATATTTAATGCCCTAACGCGGGGTGGGTTCCTGATGCTTATGACCCTTCTTTATTATGCTTGGGTTTCAGATGATGAGCAGTACAGGAACCTCAGGCGCGAGGTCAGGGATAATTACTGGGTTGTTCCCACCCCTTGGGGGGTTTCTGGGAAGATTCCTATCCCATTTGAAGTAGGAGTCCTGTTCAAGGTTATTCCAGAAAGAATGGCAGACCTGATGTTTGGTGAGGGTGGAATGAATGAACTCATCGAGAGCTACAGTAGACAGGGAGTTTCAACGCTCAAAATAGACCCATTAGGCTTTCAGGTACTCAAGCCATTCTTGGAGGCACTCCGAAACAAGAGCAGCTTCACAGGCACGGAAATTGTTCCGAGTTATATGGAGGAAGGATTGGAGAAGGGATACCAGTCCAGATACCAGACGAATGAACTCGCTAGGCTTATCGGGGAAGGGATGAATCTTTCTCCGATGAAAATTGAATACGCCCTGCGTGGTTACGGGGGAACTCTAGGGACCTATCTCCTCACCCTGATTGATGTCGCTCTCAGGCAGGCCACTGGAAGGGATTACATCAGGCCGAGATTAGACCAAGCCCCCATCCTGAGGAGGTTCTTCCAGACTCCATACGGGGGTGGACTCCAGCAGCAGTATTATGAACTCAGAACGATTAGCAATCGATTTGTGCAGACTATGAACTCTTTGAGGGATGAGGGCAGGCTGGATGAGTTAGAGGCTTACAGGCAGAATCACGGGGGTCTTGTACGCACCAGAGGCCAAGTCCTTGCCATAGACCGTTACCTGAGGAATTGGAGGAACAGGAGGGACAGGGTGCTGCACTCAGATGCCTCCCCTTCTGAGAAGAGGACCTTGATCAACCAGATGGAATCGGACAGGGATGTACGGCTGGCGAATGTCCCAGAACTACGCGAAAAGGCTGATATTCCCGTTGTAACCTTGGGCCTTTAAAAGCAGCATTTCCCGCTCTTCCTTGAGCGGTTTCAGCTTGAAGAAACCATCATAATCTGGATGTCTGGCATGGAATAGCCTTGCATAGAAGGCTATATGGTCATTGGATATCTTGAACTCTCCTCCCTGCGTCTCAATCTCCCGATTCCACCTGATCCTGTTTACTATGGCCCAATGGGAGTAGTGTCTCCTGTTGCCAGAATGGATAGCTTCCAGAGTGTATTCCTCAAATTTTTCCCACACCTCTGGGTTCATCCTGTGCCAAGCCCACCATTCCTTTTTTCTGGAATCCAGTTCCTTTTTTAATTTCCCGATTCTGTCCATGTGATTGCCCCCGAAATAAAATAATACCAGTAAAATATTTATTTTTTCGAGGCTTTCTTGGCTTTCGGCCAGCCATCAAAAAAGCTCAAAAAATATATTTTGTAGAGTGAAAGAATTTTTGAAAGGCTTGCTTTATGAAATTCTTTCAATTTCATGCCGTCCTCTTCGGATAGGGTTTAATGAGTTTCTCTATCTGCGCCCTGTGATATTTTTTCTCTTGCTTCGTACCTCTGAAAAAAAAGTATCTGGACTTGGATTTCTGCTCAATGAATTCTGCGTTGGGAAACATATCGAGAATCTCTTCTTTCTTTGTAGTGCCGATCTTTTGCCGGATTGATCTTGAACCGTACAGTTTTCCATTTACCGACACGCCCAATCTGGTGTCAGTCTTTCGCATCACGCCGACATAATTAAAATTACAGGCTTGGTAAATTGTTCCAATTTCTCCAGCAAGTTCATCGGTGGTCGCCGTGATGATTTTATATTTTACTGGTAATAATTTAATTGCCCTTGAAATCAATCTGCTTGCCGAATGTTTGTGCGCCCAATGTACGCAAGCTCCTCTGGACAGCAAAATAATTTTTCCAGTGAAATCGTATTTATCCCAGACTCCGAGATTTTCTGCATATTCATCGCTGAAAACTACCGCCCCACCGCATACATTTTCAAAGAAAATTCCGTAACAAACTTTTACCATTGCTGGCATACATCCGAGCCATTCGTATTTTTCTATAATTTCATTTGCCTGCCCGTAGCTAATCTCTCTGACCTCAGCCTTTCTGATGTCTGTATCAATCTTTTCCCACCATCTTCCAAATAAATCTTCAGAAGGTTTGAGTGCCTTTTCCTCGCGTATTTTTCTTTGATGGGCTTTGATGGGCTTTCCTGTAGTTCGGTTAAAAACCCCCCTACCAACCTTGTATACCTATTGGTGATTTCAATAGATGATTGATAGAGGGGCGTTGATATGCACCCAAAGAAGTGCTAAAAAAGGTACAACCAACTATTAATAATTTTAACACGATGGTTTTGATCCTTAACCCAAACAAAAAACCCCCCCTACCAATCTCGGTGCACCTACTTGTAAGTTTGGTAGAGGGGTAAAGCAGCCAAGGAACTTGTTGGAGTTACGCCAAGCTGCTTTGATTGTGGAAATAATTACTAAGCTCCATATCGTTTGCGTTCCTCTCTCGCGGTGACGACCCTAGTGCGCCACTCTTCGAACCCTATCTCGATAGCCTTTAACTGACAGCGTACAGCAGCGAGGTGGCCTTTGGCTTTGGCAAAGTTAATCCTTGCCTGATAGACCTCAGGTTGCACCTCTGCATACCGTTCTTGGGAAGCACTCGTCTTGCACCCATCACCTAGTGCCTCAGTCTTTTTCAAGGCTAGGATTTTTTTTATCTCAGCATCCCACCTGTGGACGCTCTCTTCTGCTTCACGCAAGCCTGCAGAAAAGTTTCTTATTTTATCCATCCAGCTTTCTTCGATTTCCATTTATTATCCCTCTTTCTGCGGAACCAGAATAGCATCGCGATCAGGCCACACAACCAGAAGGCCATCTTCTGGAATGCCAACGCAAGTTATTGAGTCCGAGACTTCCACTTTATCTTCTGGATTTGTTTTTCCAAGCATCGTCATTGCTTTTGAGACTGTTTCGTCCGAAGCATTTGTGCCTTTGATAATTTGAATGTTAGAAACTTTAGAATGGGACATCGTCACCTTCCTCCATAGAAATATCTACGGGTTCCTCAGCTGCCTTCTCTTGTTTTTTCATCGGAAGATCAACCCTTATAAATTTAAACTCAGTTCCCTTTTCGTTAGAGACCCTGTCCCACATTGCAACTTTTATTTCAATTGTTGGAGATTTATCCCCACTATTGATTTCGGTCACAATCTCCTTGAGAAGCTCCCTAGTAAGGTCAATCTTTCCAGTCCAATCAGGGTGGTTTGCACCTTTTTTGAAACTGTTTTTCCATGCTGCCCCGTCTGCCTGTGGTCTACTATTTGTCGTCATGTTTTTCCTCCTTAGTCATTATCATATTCGTCACGGTATCTACTTCTTCCTTCTAACACATCAAAGCCAAATCCCCTATACTCCAATTCACAAGAATAGAAAAATTTGCTGATATCGTGCAGATGCTTTTTTCTTGCACTCATTTGGAAGTACCCCTCACTTCATCTGGAAATCTGTTCAGATTTTTCTCTAGGGCCTTGTCGAATTCAATCTTGAGTTCTGGAAACTGCTTGCCCATGATATCTATGTTGTCCTTTTCTGCACGGTACAGGGATCGAAATTTCTTCATAGCTTCATCATCAGTGCCATCGCTAAGAATTGCATCTGAAATTTCATTGTAGTCCTCAAGAAATTTGGAAGCCCAAGCCTCATCAAAAACCTTCCCGTTTTTAGTCAGGACTTGGGTCAGTTCTTGCCCGTCTCCAGCCACGATGTGGCTGTCGGAAACCTCTGTGACCAGAATTTCTTTTTTGAAATCTGACTGGTCAGTTTTCTTTTCAGCCTTCTTCGGTTTCTTCTTTTTCGATGGTTCTGGATTTGGTGCTTCTGCTTTCTCGTTGATAGCGTGGTCCACTTCCTCAAAGCTTGCATAACTTCCACCGCTTAGGCCGCAAGCTGCGAGTGACCGGCCAATCGAACTTGTCAAGCAGTTTTCAACCGCACTGGTCTTATTAACCATGCCAGCGCCACGGAACTCTTCAGCAAAATCGTTAGCAAGTTGTCGCCACGAGCCATCCACAAAGACGCTGATTACCGTTTCCGTCATAACTTTTGTTTCGTCCGCTTGATGGATGGTTGAAATTATTTTTCCTCTTTCTCCATAAGCTTCACGAAAAGCCTGCACACGAACATGGACCTCAGCGTAATATTTTCCTCTGATGTTAACTTTGTCATCATCGCTCAGGGTGGACATATTCTTCACTGCGTCTTTCAGCGGGTCGTCTATCTTCTTCAGTAGGGTTTCAACCAAAGTTGTCGGTTTTGTTTCTTTGCTCACGAATCTTCCTCCTCAACCAGAACTGGTTTCATTTCAAATGGCTCATTAATAATTACTATTTCCGAGATCACGTTGGCTCCACGATAGGCTCGCGAGACCCAACCCTTCGCATCTTCATCGTCTTTGAAAGGCCCGAATCCACACGTTAAAGCAAGGTGTGAATTAGGGTCTCCGTATTTTATGACGGCTATGTAGCATCCTTCGAATTCTTCGTCCATTGTTCCCCTCCTTCGGAGTTTTTAACTTCCTCCTGATACTGGCTGCAAAAATTAGAAACAGGGCAGTAAGCCTTGCAGCGTGTGGCTTCTCCCTTGATAAAAACTATGCTGATATCTTTATGAATTTTTTCTGGTACGTTTTTCTTTATCCATTCATTCGCTTCTTCTTCGGACGGCAATCTTCGCATTGCGCTCTTCCGTCCTTTCTTTGTGACGCGGAACTCGTCTGGCTTCATCCAGCGTTCTTCGTCAGTACAGACTGGCATTACCCTTATTCCCATTTCCACTGCGATGTCGGTTTCTTTGTGAAGTGCAACCCTGTCAGTAAGGAACTTCTCAGTTTTCTCTGTTTCCCAAATTTCAACTGGCAAGGTTGCAATGGGACACTCAGGATAGGGCGATCCGCTTCGTTCAAATTCCCAACGATTCCAGTCCCTGCACAAACAAATAATATTTAACTGGTCTATTTTCTTTCCTGTGGATTTCTCGTAGAGATACTTATAGCAATTGAGTTGGGAGACCCATTCACTTTTAATACCGTTCTTGATTGCGTTCTTGACGGTATAGGAACTGGTTACCTTCCAGTCTTCAAGTTTCTTTTCGGGTACGTTGAGATTGTCAATCTGTCCACTTACCTTCTTTCCAAGAATATCCACAGTGAACCTCTGCTCAGTGAGGTTGTCCGTGTAGTTTTCGTTGGCTCTTTCTATTACAGCATGAATGCCACTGCCGAGTAGTTTCCAGATTTCGTCTGAATAATCAATTGTAATCTCTGGCCTGTACATTTCCTTGAGGACTCGCTGCTGTGGTGGGGTGATAAGCCCAGTGATGGAAAAATCACTATCCCCCTTGCTGTACTTGTCATTGTGATAAGCGCGGATAATCTCGCTAGGCACGTTAAATTTATTCGTAAACTTCATTCGGGTAAAAACCTTTTAATTGACTTACCCTGATCCCACTCTTCAAGGTCTTTTTTTAACTTTTTATTTTCTGATTTCAATGATTCCATCTTTCTCTCTTCCTCAATCCGTTTTTTTCTTTCTGCTGCATACTTTTTTTTAAGTGCTTCCACTTGCTTATCAAGATCAGCTTGTTGCCTCTCTTCGTTGTTGACCTGATGCCAAGCATCAGAGTTGTCTTCAATGGTCATAGTTTTCTCTCCTGATCACTTTGTTATCGATGTCTTTTCCATCTGTCAGTACATGGGGCTTCATTCCCTTTATCCAAGCATCCCGAACAAATACAACCCGACTGCCCCTTGGTTTTCGTGCGTGTTCTCCCTGATAGTATTTTTCGTGGGTAAGTGTTCTGAAATGAAAACGCCTGTATCCGCCTGCTCTGGATGTGAACGACCGCTTGGGTCCTTTCAAATTAAATATTACTGGTCTACTTTTCTTTTTGCTCGGCATTTCCCGAAGTGACATCGGTATTCCGCCATGCCCGTTCCTCTTTTTGAGAGGCACTCCCTCGATCAGAACTTCGTCTCCCAAGGCTTGGATGTACACTAAAACGGATGTAACCAGTCTGGTTATTTCACAGAGTTCTTCTACTGGGCTTTTGTCACCTAGGAACATCTCTTTGCTCGCGTTGCCCTGACCTTCCAGAATTAAATTCATAACTTCATCATCGATTTCCTTGTCTCCGCGCCCGTAATTAGCAGTTTTTTGTAACTGGTCAGGAGACACGGAAATTGCACCAGTAGATTCGTTGCCATCAAAAACAATTGACACTCTTTTGTCGTTGTTTTTGATGTCGTCCTTTGGCGATAATTTAAGGTCAGGATGTCCTCTCATAATTTTTTCCTGCAAATTAAGATGCAGTTGATAATATCTTCCAAGTGCCTCTTTCTGAGTAATCCATTCTACTTTTTCTTCTTCTTCTCCAGATAACCCCAGTGAATGAAGTTCTTTGTCGGTTATCGTAATTGCCCCTCCTTCCACCTGATACTGGACTCCCATCCTTCCAGAATTCCAAGGAATTAGTTCGTTGTCTCCTCTCACGCAACCTAGGAGGTTTATCAAATGGCAATACCATCGAAAAACCGTTTCCGATCTTGAGGAATAAGAAAAAAGTAAACTGTTCATGGGTTTGCCGTCACGCATAAAATCATTGGGTATCATCAGAAGAAAGCTTGGAGTGTCATTCAAAAGCTTGAATCCGTCAGTTTGGTAGTCGGCATCCATGATGCTGTGGAGCAGTTCTGCGGACTCAGGAAATATTATATTTTTGGGGGTTGAGTTCAAGTAATGGTTTTCGATTTGCAGTTTTATTTTTTGATTGTCAATTTCAGTATCAGAGAAAAAATCACTATAACCAGAACTTGTTTTATTAATATCCTCCAGACTGATGGGTATATTATTGGTGTCGTCCAGTTTTGCCACCTTAGACCGATTGTCCCCACTTCCAAGCAAAGCAATTCTGCTTGAGGATGTGGTGTCAGCATCTGACAGTCCCTGCACTACCTCGCCCGTGTTCCACTTGTTTGCTCCAGTCTGATGGGCGCACGAAATTTGCTCAACCAGAAAGCACATCAAGTTCCACGGGTCTAGGTTTGCATGACTGCGCGAAACTGGATGCCACAATTCTGGTTCGTGTTTAGCTGATTTTTTTACTGTCTTAGCCAGAGAACTGCGGTGTGAATTGGGTTTGACCCACCTCCAAGGGCGGTAATTTTTCACTTTATTTTATTCTCCAAATCCCCACACCTTCTGGAAGCTGCCTGATGGTGAATTTTTTAGAAGGATTTTTGTGCGTGTATCTCAGTACAAAATTTCTTATAATTTTCACTTCCTGTCCGATCTGATTCTTCGGAATAGGAACCAGTACATGGTCACCTGATCCAAGCTCATCCAGATCGAGCGGATATTTTCTAGGCTTTCCTTTCGTTTCTGGAATAGGAACACCGCTCACTACTTCAAGCTTCATTTTGTGCCTCCTTATGATTCTCAATTTTTCTTGAATCCAGTTCCTTTTTCAATTTCCCGATTCTGTTTATCCTAGCTGGAATAACCTTTGTAAAATTGCAGGCATTGCAGCACCTTCCCTCTTGAACGGGCAGGGAATTGTTTCCTTGGGTCCAGTAGATTTTTCCCTTATCGTCACGGTCTGGGAGGATTGGTTTTTTACATATTACACAATTCATATTATCCCCCTAAGTTTTTGACCATTCGCAGATTTCAACGGTGAGCCTTCTGTCTTTACATAGAACAGTTACTTCGCTTTTGCTGAGTTCAGAACCGATGTCGTGGGTTGTGAGATTGACTAGGCCGATTACCAAGTATCCTTGGTGTTCGTTGCCTAGCATGGGTTTTTGAGCCAATAAAATCTTGGCTTTCATATAGATGCCTCCTTGATGATTTCGATGGGGTGGTGCTGATTATAAAAGAGTTGGTTGGTGGTGACAAGCATGAGACACAGATGGTTGATGGAGCTTTTTTCTGGTGCTAGACTTGGGCAATGAATTTCACGGCACTCAAAATTAATTCGGCTATTCTCAAGCAGGCAATCAGAGATGTTGGAAGTAGTGATTCTGAGCTAAAGAAAAATGGACTAGAATATTTTCTTTCTGATGACTTCCTGAAAATTTCACAGGAGCTTGGCATCGATTCAGGTGGTGCAAGAAAAAATGTTCTGAGAATTTTAGAATATCCTCAGGTCTCAAGGAAAAGAATTTCAGACTGGATGGCGCGTATGGTGGACAAGAGAATCACAAGGAAAGCAAATGGCTAGCATAGGTGGTTTGATTTTCTTGCACACTCCCCCCAAGCACGGGGAAATTATCAAACCGATCAGAAGGATATTGAGCGTCAAGGTTTGTTTGGGGTGCGGAATCGAGAGTCCCAGTCTGGGGAAAAATAAATTTTGCAATGCCCTGTGCCTCAAAAAATACCGAACACTCAAACGCAAGAAGCCCCTGTCTGTTGGCAAGATCAACGTAGGGTTAGATGAGGACATTTACACGCCACCCACACATCTTGGATCGTTTCCGCACGATCTGAAACAAGCACTTGAGTGGGCAATTTATCAGAATGATATCAACGAGGAATCTTTCTGCCACGACCCACAGCTTGCTGAGTATCACGATTTTGTGAATGACAGCTTCCGCGAGAGGCGCATGATCAGGAAAATTTCGAAATTTATTTCATCTTTAGAAGAGGTATAAGAATTATATAATAATAATCTTATACTAAGTCTTAGTTAGAACTACTTAGTAAGAACTATGAGGAGGACCAATGCAAATCCAAGAACGAGAGAAGAGAGAATTTTTTTTAGCACATATCGAAAAACAGCCACCTACCCAAGGACTTCCAATCGGGCAATTCAAAATCAGCTGTCCAGATTGCCAGTCCCAGAGAAAAAACAAAGCCGACAGGCCCTTGTCGGTGAAGATCGAAAGCGACAGATTGGTTTTCCACTGCCACCACTGCGGTGAGCGCGGGTCTGTATTTACCAATAAGACCATAAATTTCAACAACTTGGAGCGTCCTGTTAAGGCTGCCCCAAATATAAAAAATATTCCTCCCAACCACCTGTCTGGACAGGCAGCTGATTGGTTGAAGCAACGCGGGATCGACCCAGTCATTGCTGATAAGGCTGGCGCAATCCTCAACCAAAAGAATAATAAACCAGTAATAGGT